TTTGTTATCTGAAAATGTAAATTTAGATACTTTAGGTTTTAGTAATGATGAATTAGATAATTTATTATTAAAAACTGATGAAGAATCAGATGTTGATTTAAATGAAGATATAGAATCTCAAGAAGAAAGAATTAATGATGTTAAAATGATTCAATTATTTTTTAATCCAGAAAATGACACTTTATTTAAAGAAGCAATAGAAAAAATTTCTACAAGAGATAAGATAGATAATATTTCTGATGCTGTATTGAAAGCAGTATTAAATGAAGCTTCTCAAACTTAATCCAATATTAAACGAAGAACAGATTTCTAATTTAAAAGGAACTTTTTTTACTAAAGATTTAATTAAACATCATATCACAGAAGATACAAAAATAGTAAATGAGAATGGCGACATACTTGCTGTCTTTAAAAAAAATGCTGTACCTAAAGAAGTTGTTGATAAATGTAGAAGTTCATTTAGAAAATCAATATCAGTAAGTAATAATAGAGGTCAAGCAGCAGGACCTATTCCAGATAATTATAAAATAGGAGATAAGATTGATGGTCTTACTATCGGTAAGATAATGGGAAATAGATTTTTACCTTTATTAAAAAGCGGAAAACTTTCTAAATCAGCTAAAGCAAGAGCAGTTAAAAGTTCTATAATTGGTTTTAGTGATAGATACCCAAGAATACCTTATTGTCGTACTAGTATGTGGACTCAAAGGAACTGGAAAGAATATAATAATTGTTTGCCTTACATTAAATATGTTGATGCTTTTTTTAAGCAACACGCACCAGTAAGATATAAAATTCAAAAAAAAATGGCAGAAAAAAGTTCACAAGATTTTATAATAAAAGATACTGCTTTTAGTACAGTAACAGTAAATAAAAATTTCAGAACTGCTGGTCATTATGATAATGGAGATTTAAAAGAGGGATTTGGAAATTTAGGTGTAATATCAAGAGGAGATTATGAGGGTTCTATTACAGTGATACCAAAATATGGAATAGGATTAGATTTAAAAAATGGAGATTTAGCAATTTTTGATGTTCACGAATTACATGGAAACACAGAAACTACTACAAAATCATTTTATGAAAGGATTAGTGTTGTTTGTTATTATAGGGAAAAAATGATATACTGTGGTAATGCTGATTATGAATTAAATAGAGCAAAGACTAACACTAAAAAAGTTGCTGATGAAGAAGAACTAAAAAGAGCAAAAATAATAAAAGATGAAATTTTAAATGACTCAAAAAGCAATACTTTGTAATAAATATGAGTTTAATATTAATGTTCCTTTAAAAGATGAAAGTAATAAAAAAAGAAACGATCAATCATATTTACATTTTATAACATCAAGACAAGATTTAGTTTCAGCAAAATGTATAGCTACTGAATGGTTATTGGAAGATGTTAATATAAATAAAGAATATTCTATCAGAGAATATTTTGCTGGAGTAGGTATTCAAGCAACACTACTACAAAATATGTTAAATGTTAAAAAACATAAAGTTTCAGATATTGATTTAGAATGTTTTAATCAATTAAAAGAAGATAATAGATGGAAATCTTTTAAAGAAGATGGTCATAAAGCTATGTTAGATAATGAATATTTTGATATTAAAATGTTAGATTTTCCTCATAGTAGTATCATACATTTAAAAAGAGGTAAGTGGTCAAATTTTTTAGCTTCTTTTATTTCTAAACCAGAAATAGTGTGTTGGACAGATACTTCAATGACATACTCTATTAAAATTCATGGTTATAATTATGCTAAAGAGTTAAATGTAAGTAGTTTAAACTCTTTTTCTGAGTACTTTAAAGCTATGTCTGATTGGTTATATAGTCAAGTTGGTTATTCAATAGTCAAAGTTGCTTATAGGGCGAAGAATGCGGCATATATTAAAGCTATAAAAGGGAAACATAATTTAAAAGAAAAAACATTTCCATTAGATAAATCTAATACAGGTTTTAAAATTTTATGATCGGAAGATATTGTGAATTAAATAATATAGAAGAAATAAAAGATTTAAAAGTAGGCATGGATTTTAGAAAGCCAGAATATAGGAGAGAAGTTTTTTTAAGATTTTATGAGTTTCATCTAAAGTATAAAAGCCACCCTGGTGGTATTTACTTTGCCTTTCCTTACTTAAGTAAAAAATTTAATTTAGATATGGAGCAAAATTTATGGATTGCTTACATTAATGGTTGTACTCAAAACATTGTTTCAACATGGTTAATATTTGAACAGTTTCCTACTGTTAAAAATTTAGATATAGATAAGTTAGATCAATGGTGGAATAAAGAATATATAAAATATAAAGTTGGTAGTGGTTGGGATTTAGATAGAAGATATTTTAAAATAGGTAAAACAGGATTTCCTAACTGTGTTAGATCATATAAAAAGTGTATTGATCAATATGGAAGTCAGTTAGAATTTTATAACTCTTTGACTACTTCTAATGATAAGTTTAAAAACTATGAAAAGTGTTGGGAATATATTAGAAAAAACTTTTTATCTTTTGGTAGGTTATCTGCTTTTAGCTATTTAGAATATTTAAGAATACAAGGTATAAATGTAGATTGTAATAATTTATATTTTGAAGATATTAGTGGTTCTCGTTCTCATAGAAATGGTGTTTGTAAAATTTTAGGTAGAGATGATTTAGATTGGTGGAAGAAAAAAATTCATTATGATAAAGAAACTATTGAATGGATTAAATTAGAAGCTGAAAAAATATTTAATGAAGCTAAAGCTAGAATTAAACATGAAGATGTAAGTTATTTTACATTTGAAAGCACACTCTGTAATTATAAATCTTGGCATAGACCTAAAAGAAGATACCCAAATGTTTATATGGATATGATGTATAATAGAATTAAATATGCAGAATCTCAACATGGTAATAAATTTGATATATTTTGGCAAATGAGAAAAGATTGTTTGCCTAAAGAATTAAGATATGAAGATAATCCTAAAGATGCTGGAGTAACTGAAATGAAACAAGATCATTATAGAAATACTGGACAAGTTATTATGATGAATAAAGAATGGGATTGTTTTAAAAATAATTATAATGATTATGTTGCATAAATGCGTAGCGATAGGTGGTGTGCCAGCAACTGGCAAAACTACCTTAATGAAAAAGATACTAACTAAATTCACTTATCAAAATTTTAAGTTTGGTTTATTGAGAGGTCATTTTATTAAAGAAAAAAATTTAGTTATAATGGGTATTTATAATAACGATATATTTTGTGGAACTGACAAATTAAGTATGGCTGTAAATCAAGATTTTATTAAATATGTTAAACTCAATAAAAGAAATATACTTTTTGAGGGCGATAGATTATTTTCTTTAAATAATATCAAACTTATTAAAGAATTATATAAAACAAGAACTATAATATTAGAAAATGACCAAAACACATTAGATAATAGACACAAAGAAAGAAATGATAATCAGTCTGCACAATTTTTAAAAGGAAGAATAACTAAAATATCAAATATATTAAATTACTTTGATGATATTGAATTAAAAAGCTTAAAAAATATTGATGAGTCTAATATTTTAGCTAAAGAAATAATAGAATATTTTAAATAATCACTATTTATCTTCAACAATCATATAATCTTTATCTAATCTATTAATCTTATAATTTTTATTATTTTTAGTGAATATTTCAAAATTATCTTTTTTACCTACATGATTATATCCTAATTTAACTAATCTACTAATAACATTATTAATATCAGGTTTATTGTTATCTTCATCTTCAAATCTTCTTTGGTTAATCCATGTAGAAACATGGGCTAGGAACTCCTTATCCTTAACAGTAGAGGCATATCGGTTAAAACTGATAGCAACCTCCTCTGGATTCATATTAGGGCAGTTAAGAGCGTATCTCTTACTTGCTAAATGTTTAGAACCTTTTTTAATATCCAATAGACTCCAAAATTTATCAAACATAGGTTGTATATTACTTTTAGGTATAGGATTAGGTATAGGTATAGGTGCTACGATTTTGCTTGTAGCATTATCGCTTTTTGCTAGACCACCTTTTCTTCCTGCTTCTGACCTTGATTTGTATTTAGCTGTTAAATATACATGTTCTGCTGTTAATCTTTTATGAGTCCAAGTATTTTTATTTCTATTTTGTTTATTTTCTGATTTTAAAATAAAAAATTCTTCTAAAACTTCATAAACTTGTATATGGCAATCATCTGTTCTACATTGACATATTCTGTATGCTGATTCTGTTTTAAAAGGTTTTGCATTTTTAGTCCAACAGAAAGAAAGTAATCTTATATAAATTCCTATTGCTTCATTCGTTAAGTGAACAGTTTCAGCCGCAAAGGTATCAGTAAATAATTGTAGTGCGTGAAATTTATTAGTTTCTTTATCCATTTTTGCTCCATTTCTAGTTATAGTTGTTATGCTTCGTAGTGTTTAGTTATTATATTATTTAATTGAATAAATAAATCATTAATTTCCCCTTTCAGTATATAATGTGGTGTTTTCAAGGCATTTGATATATTTTGCCATAATTTTTGACTCTTACTCAATGACCCTTTTTTAGTTTTTAATTCAATATAAACCATTTTCCCACCTTTAAACTCTAAGATTAAATCAGGACAACCAGATTTCATTCCCATTTGAGCCAGTAACATTTTATATTTAATTGATCTGACACCTTGATTTGGAATATGAAAAAATCTTAACTTTGAAAGTTTTTTTTGTTTTAAATAATTAATTAATTTAATCTGTATCTGATACTCTTTCATTTCTTAAAGATTTTATTGTTTTTTTTAATAATTTTATATAATTTGGATTAGTTGCATATCTAGTTAATGTTTCTACTAAAACCAAAACATCTAAATTATCATTTTTTAGCATTTGGAATCTTAATTGTCTAAAATCTTCAAAAGCTGATCCTGTATTTAAAACAATTATATAATCCTTGACAGATTCGCATTTATTTTGATATATTTTGGCACCAAATTTAGAGTTTTTATTGCTTTTAGGTTTTAAGTGTGGTTCATCTAAATTAAAAGTCATTACTCCAAAAAGATTATTACCCTCTTTAGCAAATCTGCTAGTACCATAAGCACTTTCTATCACAGCTTGTGCTACAATTATTTCACGTGGAACATTCTGCCAGATAGTTGTATTTCTTTCCTGCCAATCAATACACTCATTAAGTGATTCTATAAATTCTTCTGAATTATTATAAATAAAATCAGGTTTTCTTGCTTCTATTTTATTAATCATATCTTTTCCTACTGATGTTTGAATTGTGACTAAAATAAGAATAATTAGCCATAATTTATATTTCGAAAAACTTTCTAAATTTATCATTTTTAAAATGTTCATAAACTCTCTCTCTTATTTTTTTATCAGGCGATTCAAGTGCAAAAGCCATAGCCCTTGCGATTGGGTTTATAGCATATAAAAGCCAAAACATCTTTTCATTTTTTGTATGTTGTTCTCTGTGGTGTTCAAGACACAGTGGTGTTGTAAAAATATCACAGGGTTTCATTCCCATTCCTGCTCCAGAAAATCTTATATGTGCGGCTTGAACATCTTCTCTCCTGCATATTAAACAAGGTTGTGAGGCAATAAACATTAAATGCTTTCTACTTCGTAGTGGGTTTATGTTCTGATACATCTATGTCAAATTCCTTTAATAAACTTTCTGATCTCAACTTATATATTGATTCTGGTTTTCCTCCATAATTTTTTTTATTTTTTTCTGTATCAATAATTACACCTTGTAATTTGAGTTCAGTAGTTCTAGGTCTGATTGTTAATAAATTAACATTTAAAATATCAGCTAATTCAGAACCAATCAATCCTTTAGGGTGTTTATATAACTCAATTAATATTTTTTTATGCAACCTGCTTAATCTTTTATCAGTATCATTTGCACTTGCTATTGAGTTTCTATGACCTCTATGCCCTGCTTTGTATGGATATTTATCTTTAAAAATAAATTCATCTTGCATACGACTCCTTTTGTTCTTTTATATCTTTTTCAGCATCTTTTTCATTAATGAAAAATTTTTTTGTAAAGCAATCGTTATTTACAGCTTTTATGAATTTACCAAGTTTGATTTTTTTGGCTTTTTTATCTCCATTTTTAACCATATAAATAAATAAATCTTTTTTAATTGTCATTAGCTTACCACCTTTGCTCTTTGAATAATTATTATTTTTTGTTTATTAAATTCTTCAACATCTTTTTTAATAAACTTTAAATCCATATAACAACCTAACTCCCATGCTTTAGATTTTAAAGCACCATTTCTAAAGTAATCATATTCTTTAAAACCATAAAGAGTATCATTCGCTTTAAAAATATTTAGATAAACAATAGGCTCAATTTGATCTTTATCATATTCACTTATTTGTTTATGCTCGATATACTTAACTCTTTCAATTACTGACTTTGACATTATTTATTCTCCTTTTTAGTTATATCTACAATTAAATATTCTTCCCAAGATTGACAAAAACCAGTATTAAAACCATTTTTCCAACCTTGATCGTGATTAAAAGAATGCTTATTAAATACCGCATTATCTTCCATGTGAGAAACAAAATTTTTTTTTATTTTATCCCATTGATCATCTGTAATTATATAATTATTTTTTTTAAGTTTTTTGTTAGAGTATTCAATAACTTTAGAAATATCAGAATCATCTTTTCTTCTAAAAGTTTTATTAACCCAACCCCAAGGAAAACATATTGATAAATCCCAAATATCTTGTAATCCCCAATTACAATATCTTAAATCATTAACATCTTTTCTGATTCTAATATAAGAATATTTTTGACTATGTTCCCATTTTTTAGTTTTAATATTAAAATCAAAATATCCAGACCACTTTGGTTTAGTTTGATCATATATAATTGTTCTTTCCATTTTATATCTCCTTATTTAGTTATGAGTTTATTATAACTATTTTTGCTTAAAATAAAACTAAATAATAATAAATAATATAAAATAATATTGTTAAAAAGCCAGTAAAATAAGGGTTTTTTGTAAAAAGCAAGTAAAATAAGGGTTTTTAGCTATAATTATTCTATATATAAAGTGTAATAAAAAATAATAAAAAATATTATTTATTCCTTTACTTTTTTCTCAAAATGAACGATAAATAGCTATAACAAAAAAAGGAGAAAAAAAATGATTAGAATAAATATAAAAAAAGATAGCAAGGTTAAAGTTAAATCTTTTATAGAAAAAAAAGATTTAGAAAATTACCTTTTTAAAAAAACTTTAGAATCAAAAAAAGTTGTATCAGATAACCCTACTGATAAAATTTGGAATCTAAATGTTGGTACTTCAATCAATTTTTTGGGTTATACTATTTCAATGGCAGGAAAAAGTCGTGCTGGAAATCACTTGGTAATATAGAAAGGAAAATTATGGCTAAAGCAAAAGATATAAATATCTATAAAATATTTTCTAAAACTTATGATAGATCAATGTTTGGATTTATGGGTTTTGGAGAATTAAAATTAATGACTAAAGTTAAAACTGTTAGACAGACTACTCCTAAAGTTTCAATGGGTAATCATGTTGATAAGTTTATTAAAGAAAAAAAACTAACATTGGTGGTAAATAATGGGTAAAGGTGATTTAACTAATGGTGACTGCATGCTTCCTGTTAAAACTGATAAGGATATAATAAGATATTTGCGTGAGGCTCTTAGGATCCAAGAACATAATACACACAACATGGCAAATAAATATTGTAAGATTTATAAAATGTATAAAACTTATAGATTAAATAAAAACCAAATAGGAGAAAAAATAATGGCTAAAAAGAAAAAAGTAATAACAATAAAACCTAAAATAGATACTGACACTTTAGAAAATGGTAATGTTTATATGTTTCATAATACTAAAGTTAATGTAAATTTATTTGTCAATGCTAATGGCTTTGATGATGCTATGAATAAATTTGATTTATGTATGTTTGGTTATAGAGGCGATTGGAAAATATTTATGGAATGTGGACAACAACCGATAGGAGAACCTAATGAGCAGTAATATTTTTACAGATTATAGTAAAATACAAAAAAAAGAGTTTTCAATGCGTAAAGATAAAAAAATAAAAGTTGGAGATAGAGTTGAAGTACATCATACTGGTAGTTTTGGTAATAGATTTGGTATTATTACTGACATAACTATTGCTCTTGATAAAAATGATATAGCAGGAGAACAAGGTATTAGAGTTAATGAACTTGATCTTGAACTTAATTATGTTGGTACAATAGGTTTTCAAAATGATGATAGCTTTGGAGAAACAGATAATAAGTTTTGGGCATATTTTTTTCAAGTAGTTGATGTTTATGGTCATGAAAAAGATCAGTATGATATACATAAATTAGAAATAACTAATGTACCTATTGAAAATAATTAAAATAAAATTCTATGTAAGTAGAATAGTGGGGGAGGTCTTTAGCTCCTTAAACCTTGAGATTACTTCCTCACTAAAAGATTTACTTGAAAGTAAAAACAATATAGTGTATAAAAAATTTTCAGGAGTGATCAATCCTCCTATTCTTGATAGGTGGAATTGGTTAGTAGTAATACCCCAGCAGTTCAACAGATACGCATATCCTTGCAATCTCCTGACTGTGTTAGTTCCACCTATCTCTATTATTAAAAATTATTTACTTTTAATTAAAAATAATATAAATAAATCACAAATAATAAAAAAGGAGAAATATGAACACCAAGATAGTTAAAGAAAAAATGAAAATGTTGCAGATTCCTGTAACAGAAAAACAATTTGATACACTTAAAGATAAAGCAGATAAAGAAAAAAGAAGTTTGCCTAATCAGATTAAAATAATACTAGAACCTTTTATGAAAGTTAAATAATGGAATACTTGGTAGTAACATTAATCATACTATTAATTATTAATCTTTTTAATAAACAAAAAAGAAATAGAGATATTGATGAAAGGTTATTAAGAGTTCGTGCAGATATGGAAACTTGGTTTGCTTCTATGACTGCTTATATGAAAGATATAGAAAACCATCAAAAGTTAATACTACAAGTTAAAGAATCAATAAATATGCTTAATGCACATTTTATTATGACAAATTCAGAGTTGGACAAACACTTCCCTGATCTTGATAAACAACCAATTAAAAAACCTAAATTTACTTTGGTACAATTAAAAAAGAAAGTTGATAAACTAACAAAAAAAGGAAAGGATAAAGATGAGAAACCTAAATAATAAAATTGAAAGAACAGAAGAACAAATTCTTTTTGAAAAAGAAGTAGGTAAGTGGTTAAGGAAAACTAGATTATCAAAAATTAAAATTAATCCATTGACTAAAAAATCAATGCCAGTAGTAACACAAACTAAATTAGCAAGGCATCTAGGCGTAACATTCCAGCAAGTGCAAAAATATGAGAGTGGTTCTAATGCTTTGGGCTTATTTAAGTTTAGACAATGTTGCGTATTTTTTAATACTGATCCTAGAGATGTATTAGAAACCATTGATGTTGAAATGTGGAATCAAAAACAACACCCAATTATAGAAATTAACAAGGAGCAAAATGTTAAAAAAGATTAATGTCTTTAATTTAATTAAATTGGCTAAAAATAACAAGCCGATTAAATCAAAGATAGTTAATATGTGGAAACCAAAAATAACAAAAAAAGGAGAAAATAATGGTTCAACTAGAAGTAACACTAACTGGTAGAAGTAAATCTTTTACTGGAGAAACATTACAAGATTGTGCTAAACAATTTTTTGATGAATATGGGGAAGCGATTAAAGAGGTGGTTAAATGCCATACTTTTGAAACGACTGATCCTGCACAGTTCATGTCAATAGGTGGCAACGAATCTTGTGTTGGTTGGTTAAAACAAATGCAACAAGGAGTAATAGATGATAAGTAGATTAATATTAATAATATGTTTTGGATTTTTATTATCTAATTGTACTAAATCTAATTATAAACCTATAATCAATTTTGAAACTTCTGATAATGCAGAAATTAATGCAAAATATTGGAAAAATTTACAGGCTTGTAATTTTATATCTGAAGTAAATACTGGTATAGTTCCAAAAACACTAGGTTTATCTGATAGAAAAATGGTAGTTAAAAAATGTATGGCAGAATATGGCTATTCTGTTTTAAGATAAAATGTGTTATAATATTTTATGCAAGACGAGGATAAAACTTATGAAAATGAAGTTAGACCTTTATTGAATGATGATAGAGGTTCTTTAGACTTAACTAAACAAATAGATGAACTTAATAAAAAAGTTAAAAATCTACATGGTTTAGAAAAAATACATAAGGAAACAAATGGTGATTTAAGACTCCATATTTTAAAATTAGATAAAGAAATATATCAATTAAAAAAAGATATGGCTATTGAAAAAGAAAATCATCAAGTTAATATTATGGAAAAGGATAATGAAATAGGAAGATTAATAAAAAAAATAACAGAAAAATAAAGGAGCAATATGAATGACAAGGAAAATGAAAGTTTGTTATCAATACAGTTAAGTGGATTACAAAGTCATCTTAATAAATTTATAAATAGAATAGAGGGAGATGAATACACAGTAGGCTTAATTGATGAAATTAAAAATAATTTAAAAGCTATTGATACTAATTCAGAGAGTGCTAACTTAAATCCAGAACACTTTGATAAACTTATAAGATTCTCTATGGAAGTTTGTAAGAAAATGCAAAAATATAGTGAATATATCAGTAATGTTAATATTAGATACACAAGTATAAATTCTAATAAAAAATTATTAGATAGAGTATTAAATGAGTTTAAACTAGAAGAAATGAATCTTACAGTACAATTACCAGAGGGTTCTAAAGTTAAAGAAAAGGAGAAAAATGAATAAATAATTTTACTTTAAGCTAAAAAAATATATAATTAAATACATAACAAAAAAGGAGAAATATGGCTTTACAACTTACTAACGAAGAACAAGAACTCTTAAAAAAAGAAAATGAATTATTAAGAGAAGATGTCAATGAATTAAAATCTTTATCTAAAATTACTAATAAAGTTCAAGCAGTAATGCTTGATGAAATGGAAGATTTAAAAAAACATACAGGATTCTTTAATGCCATTGAAAAAAAAGAAGATTAAAAAAGGTTCTTTAGAAAAAGAACTTGAAAATCAAAAAGGATTACAAGAAGTATTAGCTAAAATTGATAAAAAAGAAAAATATGCTTTTAAACCTATGAAAGTTGGGGAAGTAAGATCAAGTATAACTCATGATGAAAGTGGAGAATTAAAAGTTAAAAAACATAAATCATGGAAAGAACACAATGCGTGGCTTGATACATTTAGAGGAAAAACAATAACAGGAAAAGGAGATAAGTAATGACATTATATCAAATATTAAAGTTGCAAAGTGTTATTGATAAAAGAGCAATTCGTTCAGATACTTTAGAGTTTTTAAATGAACAAAGGTTTTCTGAATCTAAAAAATGTATGATTAGATATGGAGATATGCACATAGATCATTTTTTAAAAGTTTGTGCAAGTGGTAAACTAATATCTGTTTTTAAACTTGATGATAATAGTATGGTTGATGTAAAAACAAAAATGACAGAAGAAAAAATGTTTGAATCAATAAAGAAAAAAATATTACAGGAGTTTGGTAATGGAAATCATTAAAGAAGATTTTAAACATAGCTTTAGTTCTGCTACAAAGTTTTCTAAAAGTCCTTGTGAATGGTTATGTAGTTATGGATTAAAATTAAAAAGTCCTAGTAGCCCAGCTATGACAAGAGGTCTTTTATCAGAGTTTGGTACATATTATAAAATTAAAAGAGGTATGCAACAAAGAGATGATAAAGGATTTGCTAAATTAATTAAACATAGATTTAAAAAGTTTAAATATCTTGATGCAGAAAAAGAAATAGATAATGCTATTGAGATTGCTAAACAATTTGAAAAAGTATTATATGAAAGGCAATTAAGAGATATAGTAGGGTATCAAGCAGAAATGGTAAAAAATTTAGAGGGATTAAAATATCCAATTAGAGCATTTACTGATTTTGAATTTTTAAATATAATTGTTGATGCTAAATCTACAATGAGAATGCCTAGTTATCCGAAACCAGATCATTTAAGACAACAGGCTTTATATTCAAAATTATATAATAAACCTACTGCATTGTTATACGCAACACCTAAAAAAACAATGTTTTATGAATTAAATGAAAGCGATATAGAAAATGGCTATAAAGAAATATTTAATCACTTTAAATCTTTAGAAAATTATATTATAAAGTGTAATAACAATTTAGAGGAAGCAATTAAAATTACTCCTCTTAATACCGATCCTAACCCTTATGCGTGGGATCTTAACATAAAACAGGAGGCAGAAAAAGTATGGCAAAAATATCAATAAAAAATAATACAGATGAGATAATGTTTAAATTATCTGAAAAATTTCCAGAGAAAGATATTCAATGGAGAGTTCAAAGACTAACTAGAGATGGAACTTCAGGAATGGCACTTGCTTATGTAAATGTTCGTCAAGTTCAAGATAGATTAAATCTTGTTATGGGTTCTGG